AAGGAGCCAAAATTAAAAAACTAAAATCTATGAAATGTGGATGTGGTTGTAATATGGTTACTGTTAAAGAAGAAGGTGGTAAAATGTCATCTAAATGTGCTTGTAAATGTGGAGGTAAAATTAAACATCAAAAAGGTGGAAATGTTATACCATTAAAAAATGATGCAACAACTATAGCAAAAAATAAAGAAAGAATTAAATCACGTCCTGCTATTGCAACTAAAGATAGTACAGATGAATTATCTGAAAATTTAGCACATTTATCAATGGATAGTTATACAAGTTCTGGAGATTTAAAAAATCAATATGATAAAAAATTTGATGCAACTGCTTCTGCTTTAACTCGTCAAAAAAATAAAGGAAAATCTGGCTTTGATGCTAATGGATTTCCTAAAAAACAAAATGGTGGAATAATAAACAATAAAAAATCAAACAACATGAAAGAAAATTTAGGATCTATTCAAAGTATATTAGATTCATTTAAAAAAGGTGGTAAAATGAAATGCCAAAATGGTGGAGATCTAAGTCCTAAATCAGCAATAGTTGCTAAGAATGGTTCTAAAGCTCCTAAAAGAATTACAACAGAAAATAAATCTGTTGAAATAGAAACCGCTAAATGTGGAAAAAAATTAGCTAAGAAACAAGTTGGTGGTAAAGTTAAAGCATCTATTAATACTGCTGCTTCTGCAACTAGTAAATTACCAAAAATGAATTCTCAAAGTGGAGCTAATTCAAGTACTGTGCCAACAAATCCTGATGGATCTGCAAAAGCTCCAGCAAGAATTAAAAAAGGACAAACTGGAATTACAGCACCAGCACCCAAAAAAAATAAATTGCCAATTGTAAATGGTAAAAAAGTTCCTGATGATGGAGCTGACTACTCTGTACAAGGTCCAGCAAATAAATCTGAAAAGGTAAAAAAATCTTTTTCTCCTAAAAAATAAAAATTATGAAATTTTTTGTATATGATAATGTAAATGGAAATGTATCTCTCGAAGACACAAGTATACTTTTAATAAAGGAATTTGAAGCTTTGTTAGAAGATAATAGAAATAAAAGTAGTGCCGACAAAACGGGTAAAAAACGGTTGAGAGCATTTAAAGAATTTAAATTTATATATCTGTTCTTTGATTGAGAAAGTCCTTATTTTCAATATACAGAACAAGATAAACATGCAGAGGCTATGAAAGATTCAGGATTGTCAGACGAAGAGTTTGACGATCCTAAATTTAGAATGGCGTGTCAAAAATATGATGAAATCCAAAATTCATCATTAGACATAAAATTATTAAAGGCGGCAATGAATGCTGTTGATAATCAAATATTTTATTTAAGTAATGTAGATTTACAAGAAAGAGATCCTATTACGGGAAAACCAATCTTTAAAAGTAAAGACTTAATTGCTGAGATTAAAGGCTGTAAAGATTTAATATCTACTTTACGTGAATTACAAGTTCAAGTTAAGAAAGGATTAGAAATTGAAAGTAACGTAAGAGGTAATACTGAAATTGGATTATTCGATTAATTATGAAAGGATTTATATATAAATTAATATCACCAAGTGGTAAATGTTATGTTGGACAAACAGTCAACATGAAAAAAAGATTGAGTGAATATAAAACATTTCATAATTGTAAAAATCAGAAAAAACTATTTAATGCTATTAAGAAATATGGTTTTAATAATTTTGAACATAGTATATTAGAAGTAATAGATTTCGAATTAAAATCAGAATTACAAGATAGATTGAATGAATTAGAAATTGAATATATTTCAAAATATGATTGTGTAAAAACTGGATATAATATATGTAGTGGTGGAAATCAACATAGATTAGGAGTAAAAGAAACTGAAGAACAAATTCAAAAGAAAAAAGATCGTTGAACTGATGATATGAAAAAGAATCAATCTGAAAAATTTAAAGGAGAATTAAATCCAAGATTTGGAAGTTCTGAAAAAACTTATTCAAAAAAAGTTAATCAATATGATAAAACTGGAAAATATATAAAAACTTGAGAAAGTGCTGCAATTATTGAAAGAGAACTAGGTTATAGTGCTAAAAATATAGGTAGTGTTTGTTTAGGAAAGAATTTAACAACATGTGGGTTTATTTGAAAATTTTATATTGATTCTAAAGATAATATAATTCCAGAAAAAAGCAAAAGAGGAAAACAATCAACTAAAGGAATTCATACTATTTCTATAATACAATATTCAAAAGATAATATTTTTATTAAGGAATTTGTTAGTATAACTGATGCAGAAAAAGAATTAAATATAAATCATGCTAATATTTCAGCATGTGCTAAAGGTAAAAGAAAAACAGCGGGAGGTTTTATATGAAAATACTTGATGGAATAACATGAGATTTTGGTCCAGATGATAAAATTGAATATTTCGATAGTTATAAATCTTTCTTTATGACTAAATATCGCCCTATTAATGATGTTGATGCATTAGACTTTAATCCTGATTGATTTAGAGAAGATGCAATTAACAAATTAAAAACAGGTAGATATAGTCCATCATCTATACCTATGGGTTCTAAAACTCATAGAGATTGATGGAAAGAAAGAATACGTAGATGTAATGAAGGATATGAAGTCAATGGTTATCGTATAACTGGAGATAATTATTTCTTCATTAATTTTTATAACCTTAAATCTTCTGATTCAGAAACAATTAATCAATCTTATGGATTTCCTGAGTTTCTTGTTTTTCAATACGAATATTTCCATTACTTGGAAATGTGTGAAAAATTAAAGAAAGATACTTCAGTACTTAAAAGTCGTGGTATCGGATTCTCGGAAATGGCTTCTAGTTTTATAACTAGACCATATACAACAATTCCTAACTTTCGTTCAGTAGTTTCTACGTTTTCAGAAAAGCATTTGAAACCAACACTTGATAAGATATGGATTCAAATGGATTGATTAAATGAAAATACAGAAGGAGCTTTCAAAAGGGTTAGAATGGTAGCAAATTCTAAGACTCATAAAAGAGCATCTAAGAAAGATAAAGATGGTGGTGAAGCGCCAGACAGTCATAAGTCAGAAGTAGAAGGATTAGTATGTGATGAACCCGATAAGTTAAGGGGTGATAGAACACAAATTCTAATTTACGAAGAAGCAGGAGCAGATCCTGTTTTGATGAAAAAATGAGTTAAAGGTACTGCATTAATAACAGTACTTGGAGGTAAACGCGTTGGTAGAAAGATTGCATTTGGTACAGGTGGATCATCTAAAGCTAGTTCTATGGAAGGACTTAAAAGAATGACAAATGATCCAACTGCATATAATATTTTACCTGTTAAACATAATTATACTAGAGATGGTAGATACATATTAAGTGGATTATTTATTCCAGCTTATAGAGTTGTTTATGATTTAGTTGATAAACGAGGATGATGTAATTTAGAAAAAGCTAAAGATTGGTATGAACAAGAAAGAATTAAATTAGTTAATAGTCCAAAGGATTTACTAGAATTTAAGTCAGAGTATTGTTTTACTATTGAAGAAGCTCTTATACAACATGCTGATAATTTATTTCCTAGAGAAGAACTTGCAGAACAACTTGCACAAATAGAAATTTACAAATCAACTCCTACAATACATTCAGGACATCTTGTATGAAAACGAGATGGAGATGATAGAGCAGATGGGGTTAAATGAAGAGAGGATGCACAAGATGGAAAAATCCAAATTATAGAACATCCTTTAATGTCCGAATTAGGGACAGATTATAAAAACTTATACGTAGGTGGAATTGACTCTATTGATATTGGTACTGCTGATTCAGCAAGTGCTGATGGTAAAGGATCTGAATTTTGTATTGTTATAAAGAAAAGAGTGTTCGGACAATCTGATCCTGTTTATGTAGCAATGTATAAAGACAGACCTAAAGATCCTAGAGAAGCTTACGATGCAGCAGCAAAACTATTAACTTATTATGGATGTCAAGCTGTATTAGAATCAACAAGAACAGCTATTATTACTTATTTTAGAGATAAAAAATATTTACATCTATTAATGAAAAGACCAAGGTCTACAATGCCTGATGTATCTAAAGGTAATAGTCAAATGTATGGAACTCCTGCAACAGTTAAAGTTATTCTACATTATCGTGAATTAATATATGATTACATTTTGGATTACTCCCGTACAATGGCGTTTAAAGATATGGTTGATCAATTATTAGATTATACGGATGAAGGAAAGAAAGACTTTGATATCGTAGCTGCAATGGGAATGTGTGAACTTGGTGATGAAGAAATGTCAGTTAAACGTCCTGAAGCAAAAGAAGTAGAAGGTAAAGGATTCCAAAACATAGGTTGGTGAACAGATAATAAAGGTTATAAACATCATGGTATAATACCAGCAAAAGACAATAGAGATGGACGAGCTAGAATTAGCGCAAGCGATTCGTGATTATATAAAGAGCTGATATAAAGCTGACTATACAGGATTAATAAGAGTTGATAAACTCAATCCTGGTTATAAGTGTGTTTTAGGTATTCCAAGTTACATGGTGCAAACCTCATTTGCTATAGACTGTGAAACTGACGAAGAATTCTTAAATTATGTATACACAGAATTAAGAGTTAGAAATTATGTTAGACAAGAAGTATATAAAGTATATAGAAACTCTGAAACAAGAGAAGAATAAAAATGGATAAACAAATTGACGATAAAGAAAAAGATATAATGGATAATATAGATAGAGCTATTAATGAATTGGTTTATGAAAAAACCCAAATCATTAAAGCCTATAACTATTATCATGGTAAAAGAGACCCTGAACAATTCAGACATTTAGAAGAAAATTATGGGATAGGTACTCCTACATCAATTGAATTTGTACCATTAGTTAGAAAACACGTAGATGTTTTAATTGGTGAATACTTATCAACGCCAGTTCTTCCTAAAATTTCTTGTAAAGACCATACAACATTATCAAATATTGATAGAGATAAACAATTACACATACATGATAACATTGCTAAAGAATTAAATAAGCATTTAAAGAATGCTGTATATAGTTCTACAATAGGATCAGATGCTCCTGATAAACAAATTGAATTAGAACTTCAAGAATTACATGAATCACTCGATAGAAATTTTATGTCTAACTATGAAATAGCAGGACAAAATATAGTTGATTGAACAATGCAATCTCGAATAATTGATTTTGAAAATCAAAGAAAAATATTACTAACAGATTTATTAGTTAGTGCGACAGCTTATTATAAAGTATGTCCATCAGTTAGTAAATCAAATGTAAAACTTAGAGTATTAAATCCAATAAATACATTCATTGATAGAAATCCAGAATCACCTTATCTTAAAGATTCGGCACGTTCTGTAATTAGAGATTATTTAACTAAGGATCAAATACTTGCAAAGTATGGAGATTCATTAAAACCTGATGATTTAGAATCATTAGATACATTACAAGATTTTGCTAATGATGGATCAGCAACAACTTATCTTAGAAGTTATGATTCAGTTACAGGAAATACAATGTCAGATGGTATACTTGGGGGATTTGAAATAACTCCTCTATTACCTTATGAAAGAAGTACTTCTAAATATTTTAGAACTTTTCCAGTATATGAAGTTGAATGATTAAAGACTGAAAAAGAAGATGACAAATATATTACTAATCGTTATGAAGGTGTACGTATAGCTACTAATATTTATATTACTACAGGTAAATGTGAGGATGTAGTTAGAAGTGTAGATGATAAAACACATTGTACATTAACAGTAAATGGTATGTTCTATTCTGATAGAAATGGCGATCCTTTCTCTCTAGTATTAAAGACAGCGAATTTGCAAGACAAATATGACTTGATTAATTTTATGAGAGATAACGTAATATCTGAATCAGGTACTGCGGGAGATTTAATTGATATAGCTCACTTACCTAAAGTATTAGGTGCAGATTTAGCTGAAAGATTAATGAAATTTAAAGCTTATGGTAAAGCTGGTATGAAATTATACGATTCTTCACAAGAAGGTCAAATGCTTAATACTGCTATGAATGGATTTGATGATACATTAAAATTTAATACTATACAAGCTTTTGATTTAGCGATTCAAAGAATTGAAGATACTTGTTCAATGATTACAGGTGTATTTAAAGAAAAATTAGGTGGAATAGAACAACGAGATGCTGTAACAAATGTTGCAGTAGGTGTAAGAAATTCTTCTTATATTACTAAACAATACTATCAAATTATGGACTTAATAACAAGAGAAATCTTAATTGATATTCTTAATCTTGCTAAAATTGTTTATAAGAAAGGAATGAGTGGGTCACTTATATTAGGTGATAGATTAAATAAAATATTTACAGCATTACCTGAACATTATACAACAACTGATTATGATATTCATATTGGTGATAGTTCTGAAATTATGAAAGAACAAGAAACTATCAAACAATTAGGAATGGAATTAGTAAAAGGAGGATTGGTTGATCCAGAAACATTAATTGAAATTATTACATCGAAAGGTTTAACTAAAATGAAAGAAGATGTTAAGTTATCATTAGCTAAGAAGAAAAAAGAAAATGATCAACTTGGACAATTACAACAACAATCCGAACAATTACAACAACAATTAAAACAACTTCAACAAGAAAATTCAAAACTACAAGCTCAGGTTGGTAAAAACAATCAAGAGAAAATGGAGATGGATAGAGAAAGATTATCATTCGATAAAGAACTTGGATGGTATGAAGCTAAAAATTTATCAGAATATAATGCTGCTAAATTGGAAGACGATAAAACAAGAATCAAACTTGAAGGAGCACAATTATTAGATGCTAATCATCGTAATGATGAAGTTAGAAACAGCTAAACTTATTTATATGTTTAAAGAACTAAAACAAAGATGGACCACAGAAAGTCCAGCAATATTTAAAAAAATAACTAATATATCTATTATACTCGGAGGTGCAGCCTTCGGTATATTAGTTATGAATGGAGTTATAGATTTACAACAATATGGAGTTGCTCCAATTATTTTTAAGGTTTGTGGATACGTGTTAGTAGCATGTGGTGCAATGGGATTAACTTCTAAAATAACTAAACAAGACTAATAATCATGATTCAAATAAACTTACTAAGAATTTCACCAGATAGTAAATATCTAGAATTTAGTGTAGAGTGTCCAACAAATTATTTATTTAATAAACTATTTATTAAGAAATATGATGCTATACCAATAAATAGTACAGATGATCTTTGAAGAGATGTATCACATCTATTACAAAGAACTTCTACAAAAGAAATTATGAGAATATCTACTGAGGCTTTAAGTGGATTTCAAATTGAACCTGGTGTTGATGGTAATTTGGCAAGTACATTATTTTATGTGCAATTTGGAGTAGAGTGAATTGAACCTACACCAGGTAATCCAACATTACCAGTACCACTTATACCAGATGTTATTGGAGTAACATCAGATGTAAATAAAGTATATATTCTTTTAAAAGATTACTTACTTAATTTAGATGCAAGATGTATTACAACAAATGATTATCAAACATTAATCAGAAATTATATGTTCTTATATGCTCATTTAGAAGCCATGAGACTTGAACGATTTGATGATGCTGAAATGTTTTATGATATTATAAAGAAACAATTTATCTCTTGATCACCTTGACTAAGAAGTGATAATTCAAGAGTATTGAATGATTGTAATTGTAAATAAAATGGAAGAAGTTAAACAATCAATAGTATCAACTACAGTTAAATATTTGAGAAATCTTGAATATTTAGCTATAGATGATAAAAAATTATCAAATGACATAATGGCTTTAATTGTAGTCGATGAAGTATTTGATTGAGCAAGTTGATCAGGAGAACCTTCAACAGTACAAGTAAAACTAAAGAAATTTAGAAAAGATATAATTAGAAACAATCCTAAGATTATAGAAGAAATGCAAAGAACTAATGAATTCTATAAAAATGTAAATACACCACAAACTATTTATACATGACAACGTGTATACGATAATGTAGATGTAATTACAGTTGATGATCCTAGTGGTATTATTCCAGAACCTTATACACCTCCATATTTCTGAGGTAAAGTTGTAAGTAATACTAAACCAAGTAAAAATCAATCATTGATTAATTCTGGAACTATGGTTTATGGAGATCCAAGTGAAGCATTAAACATTCCTTACAACTCTAATAATACAGATTATTTATGGTTTGCAATTCCATCAGATATTCAATCTAAAGCAATATGATATGTTGATAATCAAAATAGTGGAGATATAGGTGGAACAAGAAATCTATTTGATACTGAAACTATAATGACAATTAGAATTCCAGAAACACTATTAGATAAAAGTTATAAAATATATATGACTAATTATTCAACACAAGTAGCTTCATTATATGTAGCAGAATCACTTGGACAAATACCTGCATAATATGGCAATAGATTTTAATGATAACTTACAAATACGAGCACCAAAATCTATTGATGATAGATACGGTCCTTGAGAAACAATTGAAGAGGGGTTAATTAATGTACCTCGTCCATATAGACATGATAAATTAACTTTAAATATTAACGGAGTTGAATATTGATTTAGAAACGGGTTAGAAGATGTTGATTTAATAGTTAAAGAATATGGTAGTGGTGGAGATACAAGTAAATGAGAACAATCTACAATGTTAGTCCAAGATGTTAAATATGGAAGACTTTATAATTGATATATTGTAATAGATTCTAGAAGTATAGCACCTAGTGGTTGACATATTCCAACTTTATCTGATTTTCAAACATTAAGTAATTTTTTAGGTGGAGATGATGTTTCAGGTGGAAAATTAAAAGAAACAGGAAATACTTATTGAGAAAGTCCAAATGTAGATGCTTCTAATAGTGTTAATTTTAATGCTAGAGGTTCAGGAGTAAGAGATACAGATGGTTCATTTTATTTAATAAATAGACATTTGGGTTTTTGAGCTTATGATGAATATAGTAATTCAGAAGGTAAACTAATTGATATTAGTAATGATAATGCATATGTTTTATTAAGTGTTCCAAGTATAAAAGAAACTGGAAGATCAATTAGACTTATTAAAGATAATTCAATTAATGAAGGTAGTATTGTAATTGATGGAATTACTTATCATTCAGTAACTATTGGTAATCAAGTTTGATTACAACAGAATTTAGCTACAACCCATTATCAAAATGGTGATTTAATTGGTTCTGATTTTAGTGGTACAGAAGGGGCTGTAGCTGCGTACAATAATGATGAAAATACTGTTTATAATCTTATAAATGGAGAAGATCCTATTCATATTAAACCAAAAGATAATAAAAGAATTAATGCAGATATTATAGATGGGTTGCCAATAAAAAATCCTGTAATTATTAACTTTACTGAAGCTGGTGTTTTTGATGTTTTAAATACTTATGACATAATAATAACAAATGGTACAAATATTAACTTATGATTACCAGTAATAAATGATGTTGTTGACGGAAAACAATTAATATTTAAGAATGAAAATTCTACAAATGTTAGTAATATACTGGTTTTAGATCTTGATGCGCAAATTGAAAATTTAGGACATGGAGTACCTTATCAAATTCCACCTAATAGTTCTATAACATTAATAACTAATAGAATTAGTAATAAATGGGATATTATAAGTGAATATATTCCACCTAAAAATATAATACAAGAAACTCCAACTGGTGCTACAGATTCTGTTAATACTGAATTCGTTTTATCTAAAGAACCAAAAGATATATTTAACTTACAGGTTTACGAAGATTCGGGTGTATCATACGTTGTTTCTTATTTTGATGCAAATACAATATATTTAATTGATACCCCAGGGTCACATATAACTTGTAGATATATTCCAAAATAATTATATATTTTAAAATAAATAAATGATACAAAGCAATATACTATTAACAGATATTGTAATTCCTACAGTAGATAATTTAATAGTAACTGATGTACCAGATGAAGTAACAGTTAAAGATAGCGATATTATATCAACTACTTTAACTGTTACTTTATTAAATTCTGAATTCATTCAACATGAATCTCAGAATAATCCATCATTATTAGATTTGAATACAACAGAATTCAATAATCTTTCAAATGAAATAGTAGTAACACCTACTATACAAAATAATGGGATGTTATTAAATACTGATATTCCGGTATACGATAATGCAGTTCCTACAGATTTATCATTGAATACTAATTCACCAAGTAATAATGATGTATTAGGATCATATGAATCTGTAAATGCAATCCCAAGTATCACACCAGGATCTGGAAGTTTATTTCCATCCGATCCAACATTACTTCCTCAAATTAATAGTTTGTTTGAATTATTACAATACTTATCAGAAGTAATGATGAGATTTAATAGTGACCCAAATTATTATATGCAAGATGATTTTGCAATATTAGTTAAAACGATTACTAATGCTTTGATTCATTTATATTTAAATGCTCCATTATCTACTGGAGAAGTAGAAGGATTATATGCAGCATTAGGAACTAAAGTTGATAAAATTCTCGGAAAAGGATTAAGTACTAATGATTTAACAGATGAATTAAAAGCTGCTTATGATTCCGCGTTCTTAGAAACACATTTACATAGTAATAAAGCAGCATTAGATTTAGTAAGTGGTAAGAATACTGGAGATCAAGATTTATCAGTATTACAACCAAAAGAAACTGGAAAAGGATTATCTACTAATGATTTTACTAATACATATAAAAATAAATTAGATGGAATTCAAACTGGAGCAGAAGCAAATGTAAATGCTGATTGAAATGCAACTAGTGGAGATACTTTAATATTAAATAAACCTAATATTCCAAGTATAACAGGATTAGCAACTGAAACTTATGTTCAAAATTATGCAGAACCTAAAAAAGGAACTGATGATAATTATGTAACTGATTCAGAAAAGACAAATTTACATGCACCACATAGTGATGATCAAGATCTATCTGGATTAGTTGTAAAAATTCCTGGATATTCTTTAGTATTAAATGTAGATATTGCTAAAATACACGTAGCTCATAGTGATGATCAAGATTTAACACCTTATGAAACTATTGCTAATAACAATATTAAATTAGCTACTAAAGAACCAGCTAATGCTAATATACAAGCTCACATTACTAATACAAATAATCCTCACTTTACAACTAAAGCACAAATTGGATTAAGTCAAGTAGATAATACTAGAGATATAGACAAACCTATATCAATCTTAACTCAATTAGCTTTAAATACTAAAGAACCTAATATAACATCAGGATTAATTACTGATTACTGAAGAGGTGATAAAACATTCCAACCTTTAAATAAGGCTGCTGTAGGTTTAGATAATGTAGATAATACATCAGATTTATTGAAACCAATATCTACTGCTACACAAAGTGCATTAGATTTAAAATTAGATGTATCATTAAAAGGAGCTAATAATGGATTGGCAGAACTTGATTCAAATGGCTTTGTAAAAAATTCACAATTACCATCTTATGTAGATGATGTATTAGAATATACTTCTATAAGTTTATTTCCTACAGTTGGAGAATCTGGTAAGATATACATAGACACAACCACTAATTTAACTTATAGATGAGGTGGAACTACTTATGCTATTATCAGCTCATCTTTAGCTTTAGGAGAAACTTCAGCAACAGCATATAGAGGAGATCGTGGAAAAATTGCTTATGATCATTCACAAATAAATAGCGGTAATCCACATGGATTAACTTTATTAGATATTGGAGCTCAAGCTCAATTAAATGGTACTGGTCTAGTTAGAATGTCTGGAACTTCTATTACTTATGATAATACATCATATGTTTCTGGAACTCCATGAACATCAGTTGGATATTGATACTCAGGTAGCCATCCTACCACAACTAGTGGATATGGTTTACCAGATTATCCTACAACTTTACCAGCTAGTGATGTTTATTCATGAGCTAAAGCTTCTACAAAACCAAGCTACGCTTATTCAGAAATAACTTCTAAACCTACATTATTATCTCAATTTACTAATGATTTAGGTAATTATGGTTCATTTGTTACTGGTACTCCTTGGACTGGATATGGATATCTTACTGGTATAACTGGAACTCAAGTTACTACAGCATTAGGATACACTCCCTATAATTCTACAAATCCTAGTGGTTATATTTCTAGTATAACTAAATCCCAAGTTGAAGGAGTTCTTACTGGACTAATAACTACTCATACACATAACTATTTATCTAGTTTTACTGAAACTGACCCTATATTTATTGCATGGAATAAATCTACTGGCATAAGCATTACTAAGTCGCAGGTTAGTGATTTTCCAACTAATCTCAGTCAATTTAATAATAATCTTGGTAACTACGGTGGATGGATAACTGGTATCAACTCAGGAATGGTTACTACTGCTTTAGGTTATACTCCACTACCTACTAGAACATTCGGTTCAGCAG